GAATTGTTGTCAGTTCCTGCGAAAATCATATCTTTATCATTAACATTTGATATGAATTTCAAATTACTATCTGTCATAGACAGAGTACCAACTGTAGTACCATTATCCTTAAAGAAGATTTGTTTATCATCTGCATCAAGAATAATGTCTCCTGCTACGTCTAGTGTGAAGTCGCCTGAAGTATTGGCAATGTTGCCTGTAACTTGTATTCCTGATGAAGTTGTGGCTAGTTTAGATGAGCCATCATGATAAAGATTAACTGCTCCATTTGCTGTAGCATCTATCATTACTTCCGAGCCTGCGGCATTTTGCAAACGAATATCATCTGCTCTTTGTAATAAGATACCAGTGCCGTTTGTAATAAATGAATTTGTTCCATCATGAAACAGTTGTAAATCTGAACCTGCTCCAAAGACTGCTTTGCCACTATCAGGAAGCGTTATGTCATGGTTAAATATCGCTGTTCCTGCATCTGACATATCAAGTTGTAAGGCAGTAAAGTTAGTGCCTCCGTCATTGCCTCTGAAAAGCAAATCACCATCTTGAATATTTGCAAATAAAGCTAAGTCATTACTGCTTTTAAAGATTATGCCAAACTGTGTGCCACCATCATTAAATCTAAAATCACCTCCGTCAGCATCTAAAATAATATCCCCTGCTACGTCTAAAGTTAGGTCGCCACTAGATAGGTCTATTTCTGTTCCACTGATCGTCAGATTACCTTTTACTATGTTGCCTGCAAAAGTAGCGTTCTCGTCAGCATCAAAGGTCAGGGCAACTGCATCTGCGCTTGAGTCTATCGCTACCGCAGTTCTCATCACGTCTTTTACGTCTGACTTCTTGAGTGCGCTGTCTGTGGCATCCAGTATCATCATAAAGTCGCCTGCAACTGGTGTGACCTGTGTAAGATCGGATATACCGCTTGCAGGGAAGTTATTGATGTTGGTCTGTGTAAATGTGATCGCTTCTATGGCGGCACTGTTGGCAGGTGCGGCATCAAACGTGAGAGTAGTGCCAGAAGTGCTGTAAGTGGCTTTATTTTGATAAACACCGTCTATGTATACCTGAGTATTGTTTTCGCTTACAGGGGCAACACTAAGCGTATATGCGGTTGTACTGCCATTGCCTGTAAAGCTGTCCTGTGTCAAACCTGTGCCTGCTACTGCGGCAGTAACGTGGTAGACAGTGATCTTTCTTCCGTTTGGTGGTGCGGCATCTAATGTTAGTGTTGTTCCGCTAAGAGTGAAGTCATTAGCGTTCATGAACACACCTTCTACAAATACGAGTATGTTGTCCTCGCTAGCAGGTGCTTGGCTTAGTGTGAAAGCTGTTGTTGAACCATTGGCTGTAAATGTATTGACAGATAGTGTAGATGTGCCTCCACCGCCTACTTCACCCCACGCATCCGTATATCCCTCAAACCTGCCAAGAGTTGAGTTGTATCTGAACTGACCTGCCGCTCCTGAAGGTCTTTGTGCTGTTGTACCTACTGGTAACAGTATCGCATCTGTGGCTTGACCTATATCTAGCGAAACTGTTGGTGAAGCCTGTTTAATACCTACCCTGTTGTTGCTTGTGTCTACCTTCAGGACATTGGTATCAATAGCAACGTCACCTGAAACTGTTAGGGCAGATAAAGTGCCAACACTGGTTATATTGGTTTGTGCGGCAGTTTGTAGTGTGCCTGTTAAATTACCTGAAAAACCTGTAGCTGTTAGCAAACCAGTAGAAGGATTGTAGGTAAGACCTGTATCTGTTTCTAAACCTTGTGAACCTGTAGCACCATCAACAAAGACAGGGAATATATCTTCATTGCCTGTATTGTTAGCTGATACTGTTACCTCTGTAGCTAATGCTGCTGTTCCAGTTGTATCTTGGTTTAATGTGCCAACTACAAGGTCTATAGTTCCATCGCCATCTTCGTATGTGACTGTAATCCCTGTTTCCGTATTGCTTGAAAACATTGCACCAACAATATCTTGCACTTCTTCTGTAGTTTGTGCAGTAGCATCTACATAAGCCTTGATAGATTGTTGTGTGGCAAGATGTGTGGCAGAGTCAGAAGCCATATTATCTTCGTCTTTGATAGCTGTTCCTGAAACACCTGTGTTAATTACTGGACTCGTAAGTGTCTTGTTTGTAAGTGTTTCTGTAAGAGCAGAAGTATCTACAACGACATCTATTGTATTGTCAGCATCTTGATAAGTAACCGTTACACCAGTCTCAGTATTGCTTGAGAACATAGCGCCTACCGTGTCAGAGATAACTTCCGACAGGTCTATATTGGCACTACCATCAAATGATACTCCATGAATAGTCCTCGCAGTCTCTAAAGCGGTGGCAGTTGCAGCGTTTCCAGTAGTGTCTTGGTTTAGCGTACCTACTACTAAATCTATCGTATTATCGGAGTCTTGATAAGTTACAGTGATACCAGTCTCTGTGTTACTAGAGAACATTGCCCCTACTGTATCGGATATTACTTCACTTAAATCTATGTTAGCAGTACCGTCAAAAGACACACCATGTATGGTTCTTGCGGTCTCAAGAGCAGTTGCGGTAGCGGCATTGCCTGTCGTATCTTGGTTAAGAGTTCCAACAACTAAGTCTATTGTTCCGTCTGAGTCTTCATAAGTTACAGTGATACCAGTTTCAGTATTGGAACTAAACATTCCTCCAACGGTATCTTGTATAACTTCTGTTAGATCAATGTTTGCTGTTCCGTCAAAGCTAACACCGTGAATAGTACGAGCGTTAGCCAAAGCTGTTGCGGTTGCCGCCAATGCTATTGCTATGTTTGCAGTACCATCAAAACTTGTACCACCTATTGTTCTGGCAGTTTCTAGTGCGGTTGCTGTTGCCGCATTACCTGTTGTGTCCTGATTTAATGTTCCTACTACTAGATCAATGGTGTTGTCACTATCTTGGTATGTAGCGGTTATTCCTGTTTCTGTGTTAGAGCTAAACATTGCTCCAACCGTGTCACTGATAACCTCAGATAAATCTATATTAGCTGTGCCATCAAAGCTGACTCCATGTATTGTTCTTGCTGTTTCTAAAGCTGTAGCTGTGCTTGCGTTACCTGTTAAAGCACCAATCAAAGATGCCGCATGGAAAGTTTTATTAGATGTAAGTCTGCTATTGCTGTTATCCCATGTAAGGGTTGGCTTGGAACTGCTTGCTCCAAACTCTATACCTGCACCGTTTGTATTGGCTAGACTTGTAGCACCTTTTGCTACTCTGATTGTTGCATCTTCTACGTCTAGTGTAGCTGTGTTTAGCGTTACCGTATCACCATTAACTGTTAGATCACCTGTGACCGTAAGATCGTTGCCTATGGTCACATCATCTGGCAGGGCAAAGGTTATAGCGTTGTTACTTACCGTTGTTGTGATCTCGTTAGATGTTCCTGTAAATGTAAGTGTTTCGCCTGTGTTAAATGTATCGTTAGAGCCACTATCTGCCGCTAGTGTAAAACTTGTGGCTATATTGTTTGTTGTTACCGCAGTTACCAGACCTTTAGCGTTTACTGTTATTGCAGGTATGGCTGTGGCACTACCAAAAGAGCCTACGTTAGAGTTTACTGTGTCTAGGGTTGTAGTAATCGTGGTATTACCTAGATTGGTCATGGTGGCACTACCATCTACATCACCATCTATAGTTATAGTAGGATCGTTGACGTTGAAGTCTAAAGTACCATCTCCATCTTCATAAGTGACCGCTATGCCTGACTCTGTATTAGAGCCAACCATTGCCCCTACTATGTCTTGTATTCGCTCTGCATTTAGCGTTACGTCTCCACTAGATACTGTAAAGTCAGTACCATCAAACGTGGCTACACCTGCGTTTGTTTCTGTGGCTAGTTCTGCTGATATGGTAGCTGTACTACCCTCGCCTTGTGAGTGAGAAACATCCAGTCCTTCGCCTACTGCAATGTCTAGTAAGTAATTACCTGTAGTGTCTGTTCCTAATGCTACTGAGTTAGCGGCTACAGTAGTAGCTATAGAAACATTGCCTAGATTAGTGACTGTTCCTGAACCTGTTATATCTCCTGTAAGTGCTATATCAAAGTCACCAACGTCAAAGTCTAATGTGTTGTCTCCGTCTTGATAGGTAACTGTTATTCCGCTTTCTGTATTGGAAGTAACCATAGAGCCTACTATGTCGGATATTCTTTCAACAACTAAGGTTACTGCGCCTGAACTTACTGAGAAGTCTGTACTATCAAAAGAAGCCACACCTTTATTGCTATCTGTTGCATCTTCTGCTGAGAATGTAACTGTGCCGCTTGATTCTGCTACATCTAAACCTTCACCTGCCGCAAACGTAATAGTACCGCCTAATGCTGTAGCTGTAGAGTTACTACCATCTGTAACTGTTATAGATGAATTAGCTAACTTACCATTGGCTATAGAGCCTGCAAGCATATCATTGGTAATGACACCTGAGCCTATAACAAGGTCAATCGTACCGTCATCGTCTACATAGGTTACAGCTATTCCTGTCTCAGTGTTGGAACTGAACATAGCACCAACTATGTCTTGGACATACTCAGTGTTTAGACCTACTGTGACTGCGGCTGATTCAGAACCGCTATTGGCTACGTCTATACCGCTATTTGCGGCTGCTAGGGTAGCTAAGTAGTTACCTGTAGTATCTGTACCTAAAGCTACAGAATTGGCTGCTATGGTCGCTGTAAGAGTGCCATCGGCTAAGTTAGAGAGGGTCACAGAACCACTCAAATCTCCTGCTAGGGTAATGCTTGGTGATTTATTTATAGTAGTTCCTGAGGATATATCACCACCGTTGATGTCAACAGTATTCAGCACAGGAGCTGTTAGTGTTTTATTGGAGAGAGTCTGCGACCCAGAGAGTGTTGCGACAGTGCTATCTATGGCAAAGGTTACTGTATTACCACTACCAGTTGTGTCTATACCTGTACCGCCAGTAAAGGTCATAGTTTCGCTGTCTAAATCTATACTTAATGCACCGCCTGTATCACCTTGAAAGTCAAAGTCTTGTGCTGTGATCTGTGCATCTACATACGCTTTAATTGATTGTTGTGTAGCTAGCTTAGTGTTGCTATCACTACCTAAGTTGTCCTCGTCTAAAACTCCTGTGACTGTTGCTCCACCTGCTGTAAATACCAGACCTGCTAGCTTTGTATTTAAAGATGTGGCATTGCTTGATGTAGTAGCAAGCCATCTAGCATTGGCATGGTCATATATAATCGTAGAGCCTGCATCACTAGAGCCTACTGTCTCTTCTTCTGTTGTTCTACCTAGTAGTGTTGCTGCACCTGCTAGACCTTGTGTTCCTACCGTTATGATGCTTATAGCATCTCCATCAGTTACGGTAACTTTGTTTATTGTGTTTGTGTTGGAGGTTGTGACCTTTGATATAGCCATTATCTGCTAATATTCCTCCTGATCGTATAAGTGCCTTCTAAGATGCGATATACCCTACTGCTACCATCTACTATCTCAAGGTCAAAAACACCGTCTCCTGCCGTTAAATTGGCTGTATCGGCTGCTGATATAGTAAGTGTAACTGTGCCTGCTGAACCGCCCAATGCGATTCTGTTATTGGCTGTTGTGAGTGTGATAACCTCAGATGAACTCTCAGGAGTCTCCCTCAAGTCCATTTCTGCTGACGTATAGCCAGTAAGATTTATTAAAGTATCGCTAGAATCCTTTAAAGTGAGAGTCTGACCAAAGGTCGCTCCCTGTTCTATGATGAAATGATGATAGCCTGCACTCATAAATATTCCCTTTATTGTTCATGGTATCTACCATCGTTAGCATCTGCTGAATTAATATTATCACTAAATTAGTGATTAGGGTTTCCTAACTAAGACTTTTTCTTCTTAGTCGTTCTTTTTTTAGTAGTTTTCTTTGGTGCTTCTCCACCTTCCCATGCCTCGTTGACATCAGGAGTATCAGGATCATCTCCTACTAATTGTCCTTTTTTATTTCTTGCTCTCACAGGCTCGCCTGCTTCTTCGGCACTACCCTCTACTTTGACTTCCATTGCCCATCCGTTTTCTACAAATGTAGACATAACTTCTGACTGCCATTTTTCTTTGGCTTCAACAACTTCATCTGCCATGTACAACCTTACATCTGTGCCATCTTTATTAGCACTAGCAGGTTTAGGCACTAAAATTTTAAAACTTTTTGACATCTTTTTTCTCCCTTATTGGGTAGTGGGGGCAGAACCCCCACGTTCCCATGCTAAATTAAGCGTTATGTGCTGTGAAAGCGTTGTCTGAACTATGTCTGCCACCACTTCTAACGATCATAGCACCTAAAGGTGTTCCGTTAGAATGTGTACCAGTTTTAGCCAGTACGACTCTTAAGTACCTCTTACCGCCAACGTAGCCTACACGGAAGATACCACCTGCTGTATCAGGGTTACCTCCTGCTGTACCGTCTAGCTTCAGGAAGATTCCTCCTGCGGCTATAGTACCGTCTACGATGTCAGCTTGAGCGCAATCAGTGTAAGTTGAATCATCATCAGAATGCTCTAATGAAACTTCAAAATATACTGAACTTGAGAGTGTATCTCCTTCTGCACCAACATCTACTAAAACAGTAGCTTGTTCGTACCCTTGAAGATCAACACCAGTTCCATTACCTGCCGCAGTTTTAACTGCATTGAGAATAGAAACAGCAGGATTAATATTATTAGATAAGTCTTGCATAATTTACTCCTTACTTAAGCTGATACTTTTTGTTTAACAACAGCTTCAGCTTGTATGACCTGTCCACCAACTCTTCTTCTAGCGATGTATCTAACATTGCCTGAAGTAGCTTGTGTGAATGGGTCTCTTGTAACAGCTAAAGCAACTCTGTCTACGATCATGTAGGCTCTTCTGAAATCACCAAACAGGACAGGATAAGCACCTGCACCTACATCTGGCATATCAGTAGCTTCTACATAAGGATATCCTAAGATAGTGTTAGGAACACCTGCTTGTAGAGACATACCTGCTTGGAACACATATTGTCCTGCGGTATCTTTTAGCTTTCTGATAGCTGATAAAGTACCTCTATTGAACATAAATGTACCGTTTCTGCCATACTCAGATTTGATGCTGTGAACCAAAGTGATAAGACCATCAGCTAATAGAGCTGTGCCATTACCAGAATTGACTTCGCTAACATCGCCATTAGTTAGTAGACCTTCAGGCTTACCAACTGCGTTACCGCTAACAAATGCAGTTCCTTCAGCTTTTGCAAATTGCTCTGCAAACTCTGATTGCATTTCTGCTTCTAGATCAAAGACAGTATCTTCTAAGTTTTGCTCAGAGATATCAACTAAGGCATACAGTTCGTGAGCAGGTAACTCTTCTAAGCCTACTTCGTAACCAGTAGTCTCAGACCTAGTTCCTGATTCTGCAACCCACGCTGCGGAGAACTGAGATGATCTCTTAGGCACTTGGATTGATCTTTGTCCAGTGCTTCTTACTCTAGCGATTGAACGAACAGGTGAGATTTCAGTTACAGTTTTTAGTAACTCTCTTACATATTCAGGTGGTGCTAGATATCCACCAGTTGAGTCATTGCTGACAGTTAATGCCTTTTTCTCTGCATCATCAAGACCTTCTAGTCCTTTTCTGCAATAGGCTTCAAAAGCTACAAGACTTTCATCAATTTGCTTGGCTTCAAAACCAGAGTTAGGTCTACGCATGACCGTCTCTAGGTTCTCAACCTGCTCTTTGATTCCTTCTTGAGCTTGCTTGGCTTGTGTGATCTCTTGGTTGATGTCCTCTAAACCATTCAGCTTTTCTTCAATAGCTTCAAGTTTTGAGTCAACTAAAGTATCAACATTTTGCCCTTTTTCTAGTGCTTCTAACTTTTCGTCATTGGCTTTCTTAAATTCTTCAAAAGCCTGACCAATTTCAGAAACAGCATTTTTTATATCTTCAGACATAATTGCTCCTTAGAGTTTGGTTATAGTTAATGTTAATTGTTTGATGGCTTCTACCACTTCAGCATCAACATCAACATCTCGCTGAGTAAATGCTTGATTGACAGCTTTTGCTGCAACCTTTGCTTCTGAACGAGATAAGTTGAAAGCATCACGCAATCCGTTCTCCCATTCCCTTATGGAAATCTCCTCACCTTTTACCTGACGAACCGTAGCTTTAGGGTTCATAGGGAAAGTAACAAGGCTAATTTCCATTAAGTCTACCTCTTTGATAATACGCTGACCTTTGCGCTTATCATAAGAAACTTCTTTAGGGTTTACACGAAAGCCTATACTCAGACCATCTAATGCACCCATCTTTAATAATTCGTAAGCATCTCTGCCTGCTGTTGTTCCTAGAGCTAATCTTCCTTTAACTCTAAGACCATGACTATCTTCGGATATTTCATCAAAAACACCAATAGGCATATCTGACTTATGTTGATACAACAGCTTGACACCTCTAGTTCCACGTTCTGCTAAACTCTTAGTGAAAGCTCCTGTCTTTATTACATCGTTGCCAAGATCAGTGTTGTTAAAGACTGAACCATAACCTTCAAAAGTTCCATCCTCAGTATCATTAGCTTTGATTTCAGAGTGTACTTCTATAAAAGATTTTAATTCTTCCACATTATCTTCATAAGACATATCATCTTCCTTTTTCTTAGGCTTCTTGGGTTTCTTCATACGACCACCATATCCATATCCTGATTCTTCTTCATCACCGCCTATCGCTTCAACGTAAGCAGCGTGTGTAGAACAAGGCATATAGATAGTGTTGCCATCTTCGTCCATGCTGTGTGTGCCAGTGCAACCTATTTCTTCTGCTCTAGCTACAGCTTCTTCTTCAGTGGTATAGGCATCTTCGCCTACTTCTCTTTTGGTATCGTTGACCTTTTCTTCCCCTTTGGAATCATAACTTGAGTTACAGACTGCTAGCCTTTGGTCAGTGTCATATTCATCCGTCATAGTCTTATCTCCCATGCAACGACTCATAAAATTGCTTCTACTTTCTCCTGTTTTTGGTTTAGGTATTGGCATATATGTCTACATATAGTATCTGAATGATTAATTTTCCACAACATCTAGTTCATCAACATAAATAATTACGCATCTACAATTTACATTGTTCTTTGCTCCTCCATCTGGATCGCCAGTGTGCATCATAGATACACCACCAACTATGAAGGGTTCATCCATAGGTATAGGCTTTTCTCTATTCATTGCAGCGTGTGCTGTTCTAGTTCTTGTATCATTTGTAGCAACCCATTTTTTCTTAAGTACAGAGCCATAATCAGCTTGTACTTGTTTGTAATATTTATGATGAGCATGACCTGCTGCATTATGGGTTTCTGTTCTTGCAATAGTTGCTGCTCTTATCCTAGTAATGGGTCTAACATTTTTTTCTATGTTTTGTGCTATCTGCACAAGAGTCAAACCCTCTGCTCTACCATCACGGATAATTTTTTGTACACGATTTGCTATGCCTGCTGTAATACCGCTTAAAATCAAACCTCTCGCTCGGAAGTATTCTTCAATCAAAGGTTCTAAATCTACGTTCCTTCCGAATACTAAAGCATCTTCTTTTACTTCTTCTAAGGTGTTGGTACGGTTATTTTCTTGGTAAATGTTTCTGAAAATTCTACGGTAGTGTTGTAGTAATGTTGGAGCTAGTTCTTCTTGTAATTCTCTTGCTGCTATGACTTCATCATATATACCAAACTCTCTGTAGAGATAGGCTTTTGTGTTAACAAACTTTCCAAATAGAGAAGTCAATCTCCTTAACAGAATACGCTCAAGATTATTTCTTATCCTTAGCTGCTTCCTTCTTTCTTTCTGCGCACTAACTCTTCCTCTACGGAATCTGCTAATCTGCTTCTTAGAAGGGATCATTTACTGCTTAGTGGATGCCCTTTTGGAAATAAGTCTGTATCGTGCTTACCGCTTCTAAATCTACCGTTTCTAAGTGCGTACAGATATGAATTGACTCTAGCGTATGCCCACTGCTCTTCACTGTTCACGCTTGGTCTGACCGATGATGGGTTAGTTCGGTATGCTCCTACTCCACGCTCAAATACTGCGGTAAGTGTTCTTAGATTAGTTCTTTTGGTTGGACTGTCACCATAATCTTCATTGTGATCGTCTACCTTCTTTTTAAGACCTTCTCTGATTGCACCAGATACAGCTTTAGATTCTGTCAGCTTGACTTCTATATGGTTATCAAGAGCCAAGAACTTCTCTTCTTCCCTCTTGATCTGCTCTACCTTACGTCTTGACCAAGCAAAGCCTGCATCACCACCCCACAATGCCCATGCTATTCTGCCTGCTGATGGGTATCCGTCCTCGCCTTGATCAAAGCCTTGTCCTTGCTTGTCTACTTCATGTCTTGAGAAAAAGCTAAACATTCTTTTGACTGTGCTGATTGATAGCCTTTCTTTGCTTACTAATTGATTGGCTCTAGCAACACCGACTGCTGTACCGCCTCTGCCATGCTCTTCTCGCCAATCTAAGCCTCTCTGTGCCTCTGTAGCCATACCATCTGTAGGCATAGTATCTATATCAGATAAAGCCTTCTCGTCCTCTTCTAAGAAGTCTAAGTCCATATCTTCATCTTCTTCGTAAGCATCTAACTCTTCTTCTGCTACTGGATCGTCTGGCTGCTCTCCACCTTCGTCAGAGGTGATTGGGAATAAGGTTGCTGAGATATAAAGATCATCTGCACCGTCTATTGGTGATAGACCTATGGCTTCTCTAGCTTCGTTCCTAGTCATTATGCCTTCTCTAACTGCTGATGTTACATTCTCGTATGTGCGTTTAGTTCTTTCAGCTAAGGCAGGTATCTTGTCAATATCAAAGCAAAACTCTAGGTTCTCTCCAAACATAGGAACTAACCATTCATTGAAGTCTGACTCCAATTTTTTTAAGTGTGGAATGATGGTTTCTTCATACAGTGCAAGTCTCGCTTCAGCTACATTTGCATAAGTTTGTGCATCTGGAACTCCTACCAACTGACTTGGTACTCCGAAACACATAGCAATGTCCGTAGCTGCCATGTGCTTCAGATTGAGGAAATCCATATCTTTTGGACTGAGACCCATTTCTTTCCAATCAAAGTCTCCTTCCAACAATAACGGTCTGCCTGCATTAGCAGTACCACTAAATCTGTTATTCAGGTCTGTTAATAATTGTTGTCTTTGTGATTCTGTTAAGTTTACTGATATACCTGCATCATCTTGTGGTTTAAATACGACTGCACCACTTGGTCTTGCTCCATTACTGAGTAAGTTTATATTGTGTTTACCTGACATATTATGTTGGTCAACTTCTATAGCTGCTGCTGACATAGGAGACAGTCCGTAAAAATCATCTAAAGGATTCCATAGTTTGACGTGCTTAACCTCACTAAATCCTGTTCTTTCTTCAACATCGTACACAGCTTGGACTCTGCCATTTATCACATACTCATATCTATCTGGTATTGGATTACTACCACCTTTGATTACCATTCTGTCTGGTCTTAGCAGATGTAGTTCTTTTGGTGCGCCTACTTCTGATCCAACTCTAAGTATGTAAGCGTTACCGCTCAGTAGTAAGAAACCAAAGATGCTGTTGAAGAACTCACTATGGGATTGCAAAGGATTTGGTCGGCTCATTAAGGTGACGATAGGGTGACTATCTAAAACCTGATCTCCTGCTTTCACCATAAATGGTACTGCACTAGCACCTTTGGCTATCTCGTTTACGCATCTATAGACGATGCTGTTTTTCATGTAGCCTTCTTCGGCTAAATCTGCATAAGTGTATTGTTTTGACTTTGATGAACCTACACCAAAATACCCAACCATGTTGCCCACGTCTTTTTTTTCCGCAGGCTTGGGTGTAAATGCGTTTTTAATATTGTCCAGTATTGATGCCATTAGCTAATCCTCCAATTCACCTCACCCCTAGACTTACTGAGTTCGGTCATTGCCCATACTAAAGCATCTAACCTGTCAGGGGAAGGTTTGGTTTCTCCTGTGTAAGAACACATCTGTGATTCTAGCTCAGAAAAATATCCAACATGATGAACTCGCTTCTGCTCGTAAAGTGCGCTGATTGGCTCTGCTCTTGTAAGTTTGCCTCTCGTTGCTCTCACAGACCTGTAGGGTATATGAGGGTCTATACTCCTTAATAGTCTTTCTACCAAGTCTCCACCGTTATTTACTTCCGCTACTATTCTATCAGCTTGCCACTCATAGTAGCAATCTATAGCTTTTCTGCCCCATTGATCAGGTGTATAGACACCAGATACATCCTCTAAGACATAGAATCTATCGTTGTAATCCTTACCTGCGACTATGATCCCTGTCTCGTCAGAGTTCTCGTTAGCAGTTACAGCAGGGTCAATGGCAACGATTATTTGCTTAAGGTCTCTCTCTTCGTTCTCATTTAGCCTGCCTTCCTCTATCATCTTATTGCTCCACAAAGCACCTTCAAAGTCCTCTATGATCTCAGCATACAGTTCTTGCCTACCTAAAGACGTACCTTCATATCTTTCCTTAAGCATAGCTAAGGCTGTGTCAGCTAAGTTATCTTCGTTCTCAAATGTGTTACCAGTTGTGACGACTACATCCTCTCTTGCTACTAGGTCTTTGATGATCTTGCTAGGTTTAGGGGTCGTGGTCACTACGCACTGTGGGTTATCTCCTAATCGCAATCCAAACATTAACTGATCAAATGACTCTGAATACCTCCATGCTGCTAGTTCGTCTGCCCATGCTCTGTGAAACTGGCTACCCCTTAGTCTATCTGGTTCTATAGCCGCATAACCCATGATCTTTGAACCATTGTCCAATCTAATCTCTGCCACACTGGATGAATAGCCTTTGGCATCTGATGATTGCAGATAGCATTCTTCTGGGATGATGGACAGCAATCCACTGTTACCGCCAAAGCAAACTCTTCTTAGATCGCCATGTGTCGGTGCTACTACAGCGCATAGGCTGTTTGGGTTTCTGAGAGCGTAGAGTGCAATGTCTTGAGCGCCTGTTCTAGTCTTACCCCAACCACGTCCTGCCAGTATGAGCCAGATGTAGTGTTCTTCTAACGGTTGTAGTTGTTTAGGTCTGGCGGTGTTGAGCCACTCAGTGTATAGGTTTATCGTCTGCCTTTCTGCTGTCTGCAACTTCGTCCAAGAGTTCAAGAACTTCTGTGAAGGCTTCACTTTGTTGGATGCTTCCATTTATATTTATTGAGTCAGTTGATTCTCCAAATGCTAACTTAGCTAATCTCTGTGCTGCTACAGCAGTATTGGCTAGGCTTAGTATCTGGCTAGGGTTATCTGTTTTGGTGTCCTGTTCTAATGCTTTGAGGTTTCTATAGACCTTACCGTGAACTATCTCCATGAGTTGATTGGCTACCTTGACACTCTTAGAGTCAAACTTTCTGGACTCCACAGCCATCTGTTTAGCTGTCTCTTCGTCTATCTTCTCTTGCAGTTGTACTTTGAAGCTCTCTTTCTGATCTCGCCAGTTCTCTTTTTGTGACAGTCTGAATAGTGATGTCTGAGCAACATTGTACTTAGTGGCTAACTCAACTATGGGTAAGTATTGTCTCTCACCACTCTCTAGTTCAATACCCTGCACAAATTCTGTCCTTAGCTTGAGTGCTAGATCAGGTGTGATTCTTTGTACCGTGCTTTTTTTATCCACTGATTGTTCTATGTTTATTCAACAATTTTTGCCAACTATATTACAGATTGTTCTTAAACACAAAAAAAAGGGAGTCTATTGACCCCCTTTATACATAACGTCTCCCTTCTATTTGAAGAATTTTAATAAGTCTCTTGCCCAAGCCGATATATCATAGTGGTTTCCTCTTAATTCTAAGAGGTCATCTTGAATCAAGAATTGTATTTTCGTTCTCAGACCCCAATTATCTTGAAGTTCAAGTTTTTCTACCCAAGAGTTTTCTTGTCTCATACGTCTAAATTTTAGACCCTTAGATTCAAGTGTGTCTTTTATCTCAGATTGTCTGAAGCCTTCTAGTTTGATTTGTTTGTGAAATTTCATTTTATCTCCTTCAAGTTAAGGAACAGGCTTTATGCCTGCTCCATAGATGAGTTACGACTTCTTCCTACATTGTAGGCTAATTTAGCTTCATCTTTATTAAGTCTAAAATTATTTTGTAAAGAATTTATAGCTTGTTGTGTATCTGCATTAGCAAAATATTTTGATGCAATTTCTTTTACTGCAAGCAACCCTAGAACTTTTTCTACTTTTGCGATTCTAATGTTAAGAATGTTATATGTTGTGTTTTTCATTTTATCTCCTTTCATGTTATTGATGTATCCATATTAGTCCATTTAGGATTAGATGTCTAGTGTTTTGATAATTTTTTTTGCATAAAAAAAGGGAGACTTTTACATCTCCCCTTTCTCTTTTAATAACCGCAGATTGAGTGACTAATCTACATGGTTATTATATTGAATTAATCTATCTTTACAAATGACATAAATGGTTCTTCTTTATGTCCTTCAGGTAGCCACTCTAATTTTTCGGCTACTTGTTCTATGGTTAAGTGACAATCAGTAGTTCCACCATCGTCAGTTTCGGTAGCGATGATACATCTCCCTGCAAAGTTCTGTGATCCAAGTTGGAAATATCTGTTGTCTTTCAAGATACCTTCGTCATCTACGAACATGATGACTTCATTGCCTAGACGTACAACATCAAAGCAACTGCATTGCATGACACTGTAGTAGTCTTGGATGTTAGAGTCAGATATGTGAACATACGAAAGACTTTGATCGTAAGGATCAATCAAGATGGTTTGTATTTTTTCCATATACTACCCCTCAAGGGGAAGCAGCCGTTAGGCTGCCTCCTTGTTTGATGTATTTTCTTGAATGACTCTTTCAACATCTACAACATTGAATACTGTGAAAAGTTTTCTGATCTTTTCTTTCTTACCAGTCTCTTTGTTGATCTCTTCTTTGTAGAAGCAGAGAGTTGTGCCTAAGCCTTTAAGACCTTTAAGCATATCGCCAGTCACTTCAAAGTGCTTCATTGCTTGTTTGAAAGTTACAAGAGAATCATTTTGTGTGTAACCTGCGTGAGCAAGAGTGTTGATGTTACTGCCTGTGTAAAGTTTGTTTGTAATTAAGTTTTTCATTTTATCTCCTTTCAATTAATTAACCCTACCTATATTACTACAAATTGGACTATATGCAACAACTTTCTCAATATTTTTTTACCCTAGTTATCTTGATCTTTTTGCTTTCAAAGTATGAATCAAACTTAGCTCTAGCTGTGGGTTCGTCAAAGTGTGGATAGTTGTGAGCCTCGTACTCTAGCTTATGAGCCTTGTACCATCTCCTGAAGTTCTGTTCATAGCTGTTGGTTCTGTCGTAGAAAAATGCCATCAGTTTTCCTTGTCTCCGTTCTCATAGATAGTTTTGACTAGGCTTGATTGCCTTTCTCCTTTCTCTCTAAAGTATTTGAGTCGTTCTATCCTTTGTGCGTGTTCTGCCATGAAATCTATGATCATTCCTTCCACGATTACGCTTGCACTGAGACCTGTGGCTTGCTTGATGAGCTTGAGTTGATCGTCAGCTTCTTTGGTGAGCTGAATACTAACCCTGCTACGTCTCTTTGACATCTTCTATTCTGCTCATATCTATTCAAGACCTAGTGCCTCACCCTCTTGATGTGAGATATGGAACAATCCTTGACCCAGAGCTTTTACCCCTTTTTCATAATCTTCCTTAAGATACTTTTCTTGCATATCTTTTTTTATAGAAGCTATCTGATTTTTAGTCAGGACTATTTCAAAGCCTAAGCACATTCTTTTGTTAGGCATCAGCCTTCTTACCTCTATATCTTGGTCTGAAAGATCAAAGACCCAACCATATTGTGACAAAACTAATTTATCAAATTTCATATCATCTCCTAAAATCCAAATGCTGCTAGGAACACACAACCGATCATCATACTGCCTAGTATAGACCAAGCGATCTTCTCGTTCCTTTCATCTCTAATTTTACTAGGTGATTTTCTCATTTGATTACCTCTTTAATGATATCCCAAGCCTCTTGGTTGGGTACAAGGAAAGACACATTGCGTTCCAGTCCTTTTCTGTGGATTCTTTTTCTCTGTGAGATCGTAGCATCTCTAAGAGAGTGTTTGTATTCGTGACCCCAGAAATAAGCCAAGCCGAGATAGTTCAATGTGCCGATGAACTTGTTGTCCATCTCCATGATCTCAGCTATAGCTTGTGGGGTTGCGGTGTTTAGGTTCAATGTAAAGTCGCTCATGTTATCTCCTCTTACCTGCGACAGCTTTTGCTATCTTTTTGATCTGCTCTGACATTTTGTCCTTTTTGTCTTGCTCAAACATTTCTGCTACTAAATCAACAGGCTCGTCTGTGCTGAATTCGCATTTAAGATAATTGTCAAAATAACTTTCTGCATCTGCTTTCAATTTTTCTAAGCACGAAATGTCTGCACCTGCCCATGAATGATGAAGCTCATATTCTCCAAAATGAAAATTACCTGCCATCTCACGATTGTATTCTTTGATCCATTCCGCTTCTTCAAATGCTTCTTTTCCGCATTCTTCATAAGTATTACAAATGAATGATTCAACTAACAAAGAATCGTAACCCAAAATCTCTACTCTGTATTTCTGTGGTGCTAAAGCTGTAATTTCACACATCAAGCCATAATCGTTATATTCGGAAGTGTAGTGATCAAGATTGTCCACATTGTGCCTGCTGTAAATAAAGTTATTCATGTTATCTCCGTTGCTTGTACGTTTATTGAGAAATCTGATAGTTGATCTATCAAGAAATCTTCTCTCTGCACAAATTCGTTGTCTGTTAAGAAACCTTTTTTATAACTGTCTCTAAGATTTTTAAGTTCTGATTTGAGATAGCTTACTATAACTTTTGCATTGCTCATGTTATCTCCCATAGAGGAAAGCAGGCTTATGCCTGCTCTTCCATAATTGCAGGCTCGTAGCCACTGTTACGATAGAAATGTGTAGACAATCTAGAGTAAGTTGCATTGAGTGCAAACAATAAAGATTCTATTTCATCTCTATCATCTTCATCTAAAGACTCTAGCTCATATTTGTGATTATATAAGTTGTCTCCGTTCTCAAGTTGCTTAATCATAAGTTCTGCATCAAGAAGAGACTCTTCAAGTTTTTCAAATTTTTCTACTAATGTTTTCATATTATTCACCTTTCAAGTTATTAATGAGTACATTATGGACTAATTAGTCATGAATGCAAGCATTTTTTTTTAATTATTTTAGAAGGGCAAATCATCGTCTAAATCTCTGTAGAACTTACTCTTCTCATACAGCTTGTATGCCATCTCTTTTCCGTAGTTCTCTGGCAGTCCAAAGTTTTTGAAAAAGGCTTTCTCTGATCCGTACTTGGTATGTAGTTCTGCATGATGATGTAGACATAGAGGTATCACGTTCTGATCTCCTGCTCGTAGACTCATGCCCCTTGCTCCTGTATATGGCTTGAGCAAATGATGCGCTTGAACTACTCCCTTACAAGAGTAAAACCCTGCTTGTTTTATCAAACAGGGTTGTTGCCTTACCCACGCTAGGTGTTCTTTGTCTACAAAGCGTTTAGCCATTAGAAGGGAACGTGAGACATATCAGGTTCTTTCCTGACCTGTTGCTCTTCTTCTTTCTCCTTAATGCTGATGCTAGTGTACTCTTGGTTGTTCTTAGACATCTTCTTCCAACCGCCTAGTTTGTAGGTCTTAAAAGAATCTGCAAGTGAAATTGCACCACCTATATCTGGACTGTTAGAAGAAACCTTCTCATGCTCTTGGTTGATATGCAGTAGTCCTGCTGAAACCATGAACTCATACTTAGGTTGCCCTTCAGAGTTGTGTGATTCAATGATTGCCACATAGTGCTTCTTGCCATCAAGAGTCAGCGTTCCTTTTCGCATGACACTAGAGTTACCGTTCTCATGCCATAAGAACCCTGTCTTTTCGTTATCGTATTGCTTATCCATATTACCTCCTAAAATAAGTCTTGCTGTCCTGTCTGGACGTTCAGTTTATATTCATAGCCTTTTCCTGCAAGCCTAGATCGTTTCTCTACGACCTCGCCATACTCCTTAAGGTTATACTTTTTTCTTTCCTCATAGTTTCTAAGTTTCCTTAGACCTGCTGAGATTGTTGCCTCTCCATAGAACTTGTCAAAGGAGTTTGATATACGGTCTTGCAATGCCCAGAACGTAAACCACCCTCCGTCTTTCATAATCTCATAGAGGCAGTCTGTAAGTGTCATCTTCTTCATGCTGACTCTCCTAGTTCTATGAGTGCCTTGAAGCCATCCTTAACTTCCTTATCATTTGCAGGAACACTCTCGTAGGCTTGGTCTATCTGATCTTTGTTCATCAGATACAAACCTTTGAAAGACTTTTCTTCCTGTACGCACTTCTGGTACTCCACTCGCATCTGTACTAAGAAGTCACTAGCGTTACTACAGTTACTCTTGATATTACCGTTGAGTTCTTTGATGTTGTAGCCAGAGGACGTATCAGGTGCTTCTGGTTTGCTGTTGATGGCATTGTCTACCTCAAAGGCAGAAGCGTAAGCTCCTCCTCCGAGTCCACAAGCTGCTAAGGCTCTACCGATAGCTGAGGTGCAACAGTTCTCTAAGGCTGATGTCTTATTGACCATGCCTTGACTTCTGAACTCTTCTGCAAAGTCTGTGCCTATGGTTATCCATTCGCCTTCGTTCTTAACCAGAACTGATGCCTTGACAACAACCCTGTCCAGATCGTGAGAGATGATCTCGGTTCTTATCTCTGCATTGATGCCGAAATGTTTTCTGAATATTTCTACTCTTGTATCTACTGTGGTGTAGAACTTACCTTTTATGTTTACCTTATCTTCTTTAGAAAGACTGGCAATCTCATTGATACAGTTTACTAATATATCATTCATTTTATACTCCATATTTTTTTGGCTTCAGCAATCTCAAAGTCTGACCACATCCAATCGGAGAAGTCAGGGTACATCACTGAAGTTATTTCATGTAAATCGCCCAAAGCCAGTAGGTTCTGCATTGCTATTGCAGCTCCTTTGACTTGTGACATCCATTTGTCCACATCGTTGACCTGCATTGTTACAACCTCTTGTCTAGAGCGGTTGACAACAACATAGTCTACTAGCGGTACATATCCGTCTAAGGCGGTACTGTAAATGGACAGTTGCCTGTTGACTGAATCTGGTATTTCAGAGGGTAGTCTGCCAGTGGTTTTTATATCCCTGACGATACCTTCATAAGTTAGATCGCAGTACCCAATGATAGGTATGGGTATCTCTTCTAACTGTAATTCTATTCTTTGCTGATAAGATTCAGGCTTACCTAAGTTCTTGTAATGCGGTATGGCAAGTTCAAGATATTTGGCTAGGTTCTGTTTCTCTTTTAGTTCTTTGTCATCATCTATATCAAAGGCATCTTCTTTCTTAAGCTGCTTGATCGTTGTGTCGTATTCAAGGACTGCCCTTTGTATAGATTCAGCAAGAGACAATGGGTCTGAGAATTGCCTGCCTATCTCATGGTCACTGACTGATCCTCTAGCCATAGCTGCATTGGTCTTACTTCTGATCCCATGCAGATAATTAAGAACCCACTTAGAGGAGTTGGATATAAACAAGCTGATGCTTGAGTTGGATAGGTGTTCTATCCCAAAAGTGTCAAATGGATTGTTATTCATATTTTCTCCTTTTTACTATTTTCATTTGATTCAATATTGCAGTATAATTCCTGTTTGGATTTTTAGCAAACCATTTAGGAATAATATA